ATGATTGAGACTTGTGAAAAACATATTATTTGTGTAACTCTTCATGATAAACGATTAACAGACAAATACATAAAAATGTATCCAGATAGGCCTGACTGTTGGGATAGTCCTATTGATATTGACATAACGGATATTTATAGATTAGAGAAAACTAAAGATGGAAATGCTATTATTTGGATTCCTCGTGATGATCAGGGTGGTGGCACGTCTATTGAAGTATTGGAAGATTATGATGAGTTATATGATTTACTTGTATCTAAATCAGAATTTGTAAAAAGAAGAATTGGAGAAAAAATTGTATGATAAAAGTAAAAGATTTAATGATAGGCGATTGGGTATTGGCTGAAGGAAGGCCATTACAAGTAACAAATATTTCTATTTTAGGTGGTGATATTATACGTGTTATGAATCCATTTATGTCTTATGACATAGCATATGCATCTAATATTGTTGCACTATCAAAGGGTGCAAAAGATATAAATAAGATTGAACCTATTCCGCTTTCTGAAGAAATCCTTCATAAAATTGGATTTAAAAATGATGTTCTTGCAGAAAAATCTATAATTGCAGAAGGTGCGTCAAATTTTTCAGTTATATTAATCAGTGAAGATAATAGAATTACGATTAATAATATTGATGAATATCTTAATAGTTTTAATAAATGGAATGTTCATATTGATACAGAAGATATGCGAACATTATGCACAGCAGAAATTACATATGTTCATGAATTGCAACATTTATTAAAACTTTGTAAAATTGAAAAAGACATTGTATTATGAGTGAAAATGAAAATCTAATTAAAAATGTGATTGAAGAAAGTTGGAGAGAATATCAAAATAATTCTGTTGGAATGGATGAAAATGAATATTGGGCCCATGAACATGGATGGAAAGATGGGTATGAATGAATTCTTTCTGAATTATTAATTAATAAGAAAATATCGAAAAAGGATTTTAAAAAATATGTAGATTGTTTATGAACACTAAAGATTTAATGATAGGTGATTTAGTTAATCTTAATTTTGACGTTGATTATAAAACCGGAAAATCTATATATGCACCTGCACAAGTAACTGGTATTAATAAAGACAGAACAATTGATGTTAATTTTATATATGATAAATCAGAATCAATGCAATATAGATGGGATTTAAAACTAATTGAACCGATTCCATTGACAAAAGAAATTCTATATAAAAATGGTTTCGATGGTGATGTTTATTTATGGATTAATGCAGATAATGAAAAAATATTAGAATATTATCCATTTGAGCATAGACTTAGTTTATGGTATAGTGAAGAAAAGAATCAAGAAATTTTATTTAAATGCAATTGTTTTTATGTACATGAATTTCAACATGCTTTAAAAATGTGCGGAATTGAAAAGGAGATTATATTATGAAACATATATCGTTACAAATAAATGTTGAAGTCCCAGATGATTATGAATTTGAAGACGGATATGAATTAATGGAATATATTAATAGGCAGGATTTGGATTATCAAATAATTTGGACAAAAGAATTATAAAAAGATATAATATTATGAAAACAGAAGAATTGATGATAGGTGATTGGGTATCAATTATTGAACCTGATGATTTTCATGGATATATAGGCAAAGTTATAATTACAAATGCCGAGACAAATTATATCATGGTACGTATTCCAGATATGCATCCACACGATGTTTTTGTTGAGGATTTGCAGCCAATTGAACTTACTGAAGAAATCCTTAAGAAAAATGGTTTTTTGGTAGATTCAAATGGAATTTTCTATTTAAAGGAAAATTTAAAATTTGGACTTAAAAAAGATGTTGATTACGGCTATTGGTTTATTAACAGAGCTGATAATTATAAAGAATATATTTGTACATGTGATTTTGTTCATGAATTGCAACATTTATTAAAACTTTGTAAAATTGAAAAAGAAATTGAACTATAATGACTAGAGAAGATTTGAAAGCTAAGTTTGATGCAGCTTGTGAAGTTCTTGCATCAACATATTATGATACTAATTTTGATAGAATTAGATCTATTTATATTAAAATGTTTGGTGAAATGCCGAGCATTATTGGATTGATTACTGAGGGGGAGTATCTTAATCCTAATTTGGATGACAGCAATTATGGAAATTATTCAAAATGGGGAACACCATATGCTGCATGTGAAAATGAAGATGTAGAAGATCAAGATGATCTTTGTCGGACATTTAAAAATTTAGCAGTTCCTAAAACAATGCAAGCATTTTATGATCATTTCAAAGATACGTGTTATATATTCAGACATTTGAATTTTCCATTTATTGTCGGTGATCATTTTTTTATTCACTATGATGGATATAATAATGATATATTTGTTTTCCAGAATCAACCAGAATTATTAGAAGAAATTAAAAATTTGGTTGTTGATACAGAACAAGATGATTCAGTTCGTGTAGTTCATTATATTACACATAATAATCACGGTTTTGATAAAACCCCGATGCAAGTTAAGAAGCAAGATATTACAAATCTTGAAGAATTGTATAATGATGATCTTCCTCATGAAGAAATTATTGATTTCTTGAAAGGTGATAAATCTGGATTAATATTATTGCATGGTGCACCGGGAACTGGAAAGACTCATTATATTAGACATTTAATGTATACATTATTCAAGAAGAAATTTATGATTCTTGATAATAGTGTTTTCAATTATATTACAGATTCTTCATTTATTCAATTACTAATTAGTAATCAAAATGCAATTATTATTCTTGAAGACTGTGAAGAAATGCTGACTGATAGAATAGCAGGAAATAATAAATTAGCCGCATTGTTGAATCTTAGTGATGGAATTATTGGTGATAGTTTCAATTTCAAATTTATTTGCACCTTTAACTCTAATATTTCTAAGTTGGATCCAGCAATTATGCGAAAAGGCCGAATGAAACTTAAATATGAGTTTAAGAAACTTGACAAAAAGAAAGTCCAAGCACTTGCAAAGAAATTAAATAAAGACATTCCTAATGAGGATATGACATTAGCAGATTTGTTTAATTATGGTGAAGATAATGGAGTTAAACCAGAAAAGAAAATTGGATTTGGAAATGTTAATTTTTAATATTTATTTTCACCTAAATCTTTAAATAATTTTGTTTATAATTTAAAATAAAATTTCATAATTATGGAAAGTGAAACTTATTATGTAATTTATTTTCCTTAGGGAAATGATATGCCATATTGCAGAGTTGCATATGATTATATTAATTTTAAAGATGAAAATAATGATTTTGGTCCTGTTCCAAATGGAGCATTAAAACCAATTAAAGAAAGAAGTAAATTAATATATAATGGATATTCTTTAATGGCAGACTGGCATGATGCAACTTTATTTGAAACAAAAGAAGAAGCATTAAATATAATATTAAATAATATTGATACTCAGCGTATTCAAAAAGACAAATTGCAAATTGTAGAAATTAAAATTGAAAAAACTTTAGTTTATGGCACCAAATGAAAATGAAAATATTTATAATGTTCAAGGATATATTAGATCAAATATGATTGTTTTACATTCTGAAATGTATGATCATGAAGATAATAATGGACATAGTGTTTATATTCCAAGATTATTTGCGATAAATCCAGAACAAATATGTGCATTAGAAGAAATAAAATTAAATAAAAATCTCCCAATAAAAAATCAAGTAAAGACAAAAATATATTTTATTAATAAAGATTATGAAACTGTATATGAAAGTATTGGTGAGATTTTAGATTTAATTTCTCAACAATTAGAAATTCAAGAACATTTTAAAAATAAAAATAATTATTAATTATGAAATATATCAAATTAACAAATGCAGCTGAAAATCATCCAGTAAAAAGCGTAATTATTAAAAAGGATGATGTTGAAACTGTTAGAGATTATGGAACAACACGTTCAGTAACTGTTAAAACTTCTACTTCTGGTGGTACAACAACTTGGGTTGTATCAGAAACTTCAGATGAAATTTATGCAATGCTTGAAGGTGATGAACTTTTAGGATTAGGCAAAACTAAAAAACCTCTTTATGATTAATAATGGACGAAACTAATCAAAATAATACAAATCAATCACAATCTCCGCAGACAGTGGATGATATGTTGACAGAACAACGTGCAAAGTGGACAAAAGACATTGAAGAATTAAATGCTTCAATGGCTTCACTTGTTAAAGTTGATGAACTAATGAATACTGTTTATGCAAAACGACAAGCAGCCGTTGATTATTATTATGCAATGAATAATGTTATTCTTAAGCAATCAAAAGAATATAAAGCAACATATAATACAATGTTTAATAATATTAAAATCAATGGTTATAATGGAATGCGATTCACTACAGATCAATCTATTGCAAGACAAGTTGAAGTTGATTTGCAAGACAAAAAAGAGCTTATTGATTTGTTAGTCAGTCAGAATGCATTTATAAAGGAAACTATTTCGACAATAGATAACATTATATATGCAATCAAAGATAAGATTAAGATTAAAGAAATGTTAAATGGAATGAAATTCTAAAGATTATGAAAGAAAATGATTTACATATATTAACAAAAGAAGAAATTGCTCAACAATTATATTCAATGGAAGTTGATTATCCGGTTAGGACATTAAATTTTGTAGTTCCTAGTAAAAATTATGATCCAGACAATTTTTCACAAGAAATAGAAAATAGTGAAGAAAATTTTACATATAATGATTCTATACGAATATTAGAAAGTGCGATTGCAGGCGGTATATTTGGATGCAAAATAGTTAATAGACGAAATAGTAAAAAATGGTTAGATAATCATAGTAAAATATGTAAAGTTAGTTTTATACCAATGGCGGTATATATTACGGCGAAAAGGCATGAAAATGGCAGACTTGATTTTTGTACTGAAGAAAATATTAATGATATTATTAAGTTTTCAGAACAATATGGGGGAATAGTTGAAATGAAATAAAATTTAAGTAAAAATTTTTAAAATGATATGATAATTACTGCACCAAATGATTTTTCAGGTTATAATGATAAATGGAAAGTATTTTTAGCCGGTCCTATTCAAGGCGCGCCTAAATGGCAATTTACTCTTCCAGAATTAGATAATGTAGTCTGGCTTTGCCCGCGTAGAAATGACGGAGTTGAATTAAATGATCAAACCCATAAAGATCAAATGGAATGGGAAACGCAAGCTTTACGTGCATCTAATATAATATTATTTTGGATTCCGGAAGAAGTAGAACATGTAGAGGGACGTTCATATGCACAAACTACCAGATTTGAATTAGGAGAAAATCTCGGTAGAGAAAAGCGAATTATTCTTGGTGTAAATGATAATTTTCCGGGTAGAGATTATTTTGAATACAAAGCAAGAAAATATAAAAATACTATATTTGGCTGGCAAGTTTACCATACATTAGATGAATGCATAGATGCATTAAAAATATATATTGAAATGTGTGAACAACAGCCGCAAATATATACAATTTCCAATATAGATTTTGATGAAAATTTTATAGAAAATAGTAATGGCGAATATGATGCTGGAGATTTTCAAGAATTGCCTGATTGGAAAAAGATTGAAAAATGGAACTCAATAGTAAATCCGTGTGACACTGTAATCCATTGTGGCAGATTTGGTTGTAGTTGGCCAATTAAATATTTAACTGGAAAATTAGATATGCGAAATCTTTTAAATTCACAAGAATTGAAATTATAATTTTGTAAAAAAACTATTTAAGATGTTGTTATTAAAATATTTAATAGCAACATTTTTTATATCATGCAACCAATAGAAATAAAAATTCCACAAATTCAATGGTTTAATAATGGAGAAAAAACCAATGAAGAATTAGATAAATTATCTTTATAGAGATTCAATATTAAGAATTTCAAATCTGTTGATGATTATAAAGATATGCAGAATTTTTATATTTTTAAAGTTTTAGATTTAGATGAAAAATCTGAAACTGGTTATTATGGCATGTGTATTAATAAAGAATATGCAGCAGCAGTTAAAGCGGCATTAGATAAATGGAAAAATAACAAAAATATATTATGAATAAAAATTTAAATGAGGCATTATCTATAGCAAATGAAATATTAGAAGAAACAATATTAATACACAATGAGATTGAAAACGATATATTATCACAAACTGATAATGATTATGCTGGCAAATATTACTATGGTAAATTTAATAAAAATATTTTTGGTTTAGAATTTATAGTTCAATATAAATGTTACACTGAAATAGAAAATTATAATGTATTACATGGAAGAACATCAATTAAAGATAGATTATTAGAATTAATTGTTTATAATGGTTTTAAAACATTTGATAATATCTTAATTCATGAACTTTCGCATATATATCAATATGTTAAAAATAAAATAAATTATGATGAACAAGGTGCTAATAAAGAATTGTATAAAATTGTTGGAAATATTTTAGGTGATAGAGATAGAGATCGTAATTACTTAGATGAAGAAAAAATATTTGCAGGAGCATTATATTTGACATTTCCTTATGAACAAGATGCAATGGCACACGGATTATATATGGTATTAGATAAATTTCCATCAGTAATGATTAATAATGTTGTAAAAAATACTGATGAATATTTATATTTAACAGATCTTAAGTACGCAATAGATAATATTGATATTTTTGATGAAGCTTTATTTAATAATTTATTGACAAAAAATAAGTTTTTAAATATGTGTAAGAAATCATATAATAGATATAAAACAAAAATTGAACATGTGGTTCAACATATTATAGATGATAAATCAAAATTAAATGAAGGATTGGTACATTTTATTCCTTCTCATCATATAGATCATATAAAAAATAATAAACAATAATATGGATAAAAATTTAATAGATAATCAACCTACACCCGTCGTAGCACCATCCGGTATTGAATCTCAACCTTATGCACCAGAGATGGTTAATCATCCTTCTCATTATAATAATTATGATATTGAGGTTATTGATATGATGGAAAAAATCTGGGGACCGGCATGTGTTCTAGTTTTTTGCCAATTAAATGCATTTAAATATAGAATGCGAATGGGAACAAAACCAGGTGGAAGTCTTGAAGAAGATTTAAGAAAAGAACATTGGTATCTTAAAAAGGCAGCCGAACTTAAAGAAAAATTAAATCAACAAAAGAAAAATTAATAAAATTTAATCAAAAATATTATGACAAAAGAAGAATTATTAAAACGTGCTAAAGAGGTTATTGAATATTATACTATTCAAGGTAGGGAAAATTGGCTTGAAGTTGATTATTACGCTTCAGGGTGTAACATGCTTCGTATTGAAGATTTAGAAAACAATGAAAATATGGCAAATTTTTTAGTAGAACTAATTAATATTATGGAGAAGTATAATATTGGTTATTCAAGTGTTAATGGAAGGTGGTGTAATTTTAAAACAAAAGATATAAATGAAGATAATGCTATTAGATTTGGTGTATCCAAATTATGTTATTTCTTTTTAACACAAGAAGAAATGGATGAAGATCTTGAAATAGCAAAAGAAAATGCATATCAAAAAATGCTTAATAACCGTGTAAAATTTTTATTGCCTGACAATTTAAAATGCAAACAATCTGAAGAAATAAAGGGTGAGGCTGTTGTATGCGGTGATGTAGATGAAGGTGATTGTGAAATAGAATATGATAAATTCCATGCAGAATTCACAGCAGATATTGAAACACTAGTAGAATTAAATCATATAGAAACTTTTACTGATGAAAATGATATAAAAAACAAAATATGTGAAAAAATTGCAAATATAATATATAATAGTACATTTTATCAAATAAGTGTAAAAGAAGATAATGTAGATCTTGCAGATAAAATTCAATTAAAAGAAATAGAAAGCTGTTTTACTAAAAATGATTGTAAAAATATTAAGACATATTCAGTATTAATTAAAGATGTTTTGTTTGAAATAGAATATTATGATGACGATACACAAGAATATTCTTTAAATAATAAAATTATTAGACTTTGCGAAATAGTTAACGATGAAGCGGAAATTAATATTACAAATATTGAAAATATTGAACCAAAATCTAATACTGAAGAATAATTATTTTATTTAAAAATAAAAAATAATTTAGCAGAATAAAGAAATGAGTTTTTAGAGTAAAACTGGAGCTATCCAGGGCTTGGGATTAGGGATTGTCGCGTTTGAAGGGACAGAGCATCTTGCTAGTATAATTAGTGAATTTAGAGATATTGTTGATTATGTCGTTATTGGTTTACAAAGGAAATCATATCATGGTGATCCTATTTAGCCAATTGATTTGAATGAGATATTCAGATTGAAAGATGAAGATCATTTGGTTGATAATGTTCTTGAAGTTGTTTTAGATAGTTCAAAAGAACCTCGTGTTCAAGAGACAGATAAGAGAAATATATTAATTCAAGATATTGAAGATCATGGTTGTTCTCATGCAATCATTATTGATTCTGATGAATATTATTCTCATAACAGTATATTGAAAGCCGTCCAAGAAATTGATGAGCATAATTATGAGATAACATATTGTCAATATATTAATTATTATGCTGATTATAATCATTTCTTAGTATATCCATTCAAAGATGGAATGTATGTTCCATTTATAACAAAGACTAAGTATCGTCATAGTTTTGATTGTACCGATTTTCCAATGCCATCAGACCCAACTAGACGATTTGTCCGCCCATATGATAGAGAAGATGTTATTACACTTCCAAATGGTCAAAAAAGAAAACAAAAACATTATACTGTTGATTATTATATTTTCCCATGGAATGTGGTTAAAATGCATCACCTATCATGGTTGCGTGCTGATATGAGAAAAAAAGTTAACAATTGGTCATCTAAAACATGTTTTGAAAATTATAATGATTTGATTGACAAAGCAATAGATGTTTATGTGCATTTTGATCATGATTCAAAAGAAGAACAAAAAGCATCTTTATTGTTTAATACACCAAATCATGAAGTTTTTGTACATGCATTTCCACGCCAATATATTCATCCAAAATATGATTATTTGACAAGATTGCGTCCGACAAGAAATGAAAAGAAAATAGCTATTATGAATCTTTCAACAACTAATAGTAAAATTGGATTATTTGAAAAACTTGAAGAATGCGGAAGAAACACATGGGCAAAAGATGTTCTTGATGGAAAATATCCAAATATTGATTATTGGTGTGTTATTGATTGTCATGAAGATTCCCATATTGATGAAGAAAAACATATGATATATGTTAAAAATGATTATTCAAAAGAAAATATTCAACAATTGCTAGACAGATGGATTGAAGCCTGCGAATTATTAGCTAAATATAAATCATATGATTATATTCTAAGAACAAATACTTCAACTTGGGTTAATATTGAATTTATTAATGAAATGCTTGCTTATCAAACAGACGATTCAAAAATCTTTACACATAAATTCTATTCAGCATTCTGGTCTACATTCAATGTTTATTGTTCAGGTGCAGCAATGGTTTGGCCAACTAGAAATATCCCAATTCTTAGAGATTTGATTAAACATACATCAGAAAAAGTATTAAATCTTGCATTAGATGACGTTATGATGTCAGCATTATGGAGACAAAGAGCCGAGAAACTTGAATTAACGGATCCGAATGATTGTTGGGCATCACTCGAAGGATATTGTTTAGCAGACAAATATAGTGATATTGATTGGAACAATGTAAATATTCAAGTGCCAACGATTCAAATTAAAACATTTGCAAATACAGAAGAAGAAAAAAATGATGATGCATATCGTCTTGCAAGTGATACTCAAAAAATGGCAGAATTAGATGCAAAATATAGGCAATGGCGAAATTCTATTTCTGTTGAAACATTTAAAGCATTTGTTCAAACTTATATGAAGGCTAATATTAATAAAACTATTGGAATTAATCGATATTCAAAACAAGAATGGCAAAAAGGAAATTTAAGTTTTGAACAGAAAACTAAAGAAACTTTATATAATTAGATGCCATATAATCAAGAAACAATTGAATGGCTGGAAAATAGAGCTAAAGAATGTGGATATAAACATCCATATTATTGGAAAAATAAAGAGAAGAAATAAATCTTCTCTTTATTTTATAAATTTATTACTGGACGAACTGACTAACCAAAATAACGATAGTCGCTGCTCATACTGATAATGCCTGTAAGGAAGTACAAGTTCCAAGCGTTATCAAGGCTGCCTAAATTAAGACTTGAAGACCACAAGCGACAGACAGAACCAACACCGCAAATATTAGAACCAAAACAATAACCAGCAGCAGGTATAAACAACTAATTTTTATTATTTCCTTCAAATATTCTGCCATTCAATCTTTTAATTCCTCCATCATCTTCCGGATTATGAATAGTTTTATTAGGATTATAGTTATTAACCCAATAATTTACAGTACAATTTATTAATTCTTCACACTATTCTTTAGTAGGAATATGGAATTTATAATTATGAAGTTTTTTATTCTAATAAGCAACATCATCTTCAGGTAATAATTCAGTTAAATTATCTGTGAACCCCCATGTTTTTGTTATTTGGTTGTATCCTTTTTGAGGATTAATACAATATTTTGTTAAACTCTCTGTTTCAGATAAATCTGTATAATGTTCAGCATATTTATATGTAGACCAGCTAAATTCAGGTTTATTTGGTTCTAATTCTCCCCATGCATAATAATCTCCATACCGATCTTCAGCTTTAGATAACTAGTTAGGATTGACACCTAAATTATATCTGCACCATAAAGTTCCAGATGGTAGTCCTAAATCTACAACTTCCTTCATTAAGTCTAGATATTCTTTAGTATAATCTCTGTTATAAACCTGTTTAGATTTGATATTCTAAACTTGTTCTTCATCTTCAAAGTCATCTAGTGCTAGCTAAATACCTCTATTTACTGCTTCTAATATTTTATTGTAATTTTTCATATTCAATATATTTATTAAAAACAATAAAACTTTACCAATTTTTTAACTATAATAATTGAATTAACTAATTAATTATGGCAAGAAAGAAATCAGAAAATACTGAAGAGATTAAAAAACCAAAGGCAATTAGCCCATTTGATATTATTAAAATGATGTTTACCGATGTTGTATCATTTAATAGTTTGTCAAATTTAATATTGTCTAAAAATTTTTTTATGATTAATAGAATTTTTTCTATTATGTTTCCTATGCAAGCACAATGTTTTAATAATCTTGATATTAATCAAGCCGAAGTTATTAGAGCATGGCAAAGATTTGCAACTGCTAAATTAGGTTATGGAAGAGTCCCAGGTTTTGTTTATACTAAAGGTGCAAAAGCCTCACAAGAACAAAATAAAATTGATGATATATCTAAAGAAGATAAAGAATTATATTGCAAGTATTATCAAATATCATTAAAAGATTTTGATGATATGCTTTATTTTATGCATGATATTACATTAGAACATTTTAATAATTATGTGAAAGTTAATTCACAATCTGAACAAAATAAAATATTCGTAAAAACTAAATGAAATAATTGGCTAATATGATTGATGGATTTGTTGTATATCGAAAAGGAAATGATACATATATGGTTGATAGCTTACATTATCCATTTACTTATGTTCACTTTGAAAATGGAAAAATGATATATCCAATATTAAGTTTGACTTATGCAGAACAATTAGAAAAATTAAATAGCAAATATGCAATATGAACATACAATCTAATAAAAAATATGAAAAATATAATAAAGCAGTTAATCCAATATATGCAACATTTAAAGGAGGATATGGTGAATATAATCTCGATATGACTAAATGGGGATATTTTTGCCTATGGGGACATTTAAGATTTTGTTATAGTGAAACCGATTTAATTGACGGTTGGAAACATATTAGTATTCATGGATATAGAAATGGATACACATATACACCAATTAAGAAATTATTATGGGATTTTAATTTGCATTTTGCATATAACAAAAAATTCCCATTTATAAAAATCGGATTTAAAAATATTTGGAAATTAAATAAAGAGAATTCTAATTGGCGTTTGCCATTTAATAAAAGGACACCGGTTATAAAAATTAGATTTAAAAAATTTGGAAATTAAATAAAGATTATGAAAAAGAATGAAAAAGATTTAATTAAGGATGAAACAATAAAAATCGCATTAAATATTGCATCAAAAACTATCGGTGCCGATATAGAGCCAGTTAAATATGAAGATATTCCTAATAAATTAGCAGAGATATTATCAAAGTGTCTAAAAACAAATGTTGAAGTATCTGGCAATGGTTTAGACGGAAAAGATATGATTGTTAAAGTAGAAAAGTATAAAAAGATTAAATTATGA